ATATCAAGGAAGAATTCATCATATGCCTCTATTGGTAATAACGTATAGCTTGCTAAATGGTTTATAAGAGCAATGGCATTTGTTTCTTCTGTTACCCCACTAACAGACAAGTCATCAAAATTAACAACTCCATATTCATTAAAATAATCTGTTATTAATTTATGATTAAGCTCTGTTGTAAACCCTAACGAGTAAATTTTACCAGAAAATGAATTAGAGGTTTCTTCGTCTCCAGCAACATAAATCTTTAGGCCATTTACATTACCAAAAAATGCTGAAACATTTCCTCCAAAAACATTAGACAAATCATCAATGTTAATTCCAACTGCAAATAATTGACTTGGCTCAATTGCCTCTGTTGTATATATTGTTTCTTCTACTCCATTATAATTTAATAAATATTCAATTATATTTCCATTAAGCCTTGTAATAAAAAAGTCATCAGTTAGTGTGTTATAAATTTTAATTAATGTTTGGACGGTTCCTTCTGCAGCTGGAATTCCAGCATCGTATGACTCTATCCAACTTGCTGTATTATAGTATTCTGCATCAAAAATTTCTGTTGCAGATGTATTATAATATCCTCCATCAATTAGTATTCTTTCGCTACTAAATACTCCGTATATAGATTTTATCTTATCGTTTAAAATATTAAATTTTGAAAAGTTAAGATATGTTCCCAATGCATTCCATGATGAGTCTGGTCTAAAAGTTAAAAACTTGTATGGTAATTCTCCAGATTCTTGATCTGTTTGTATTGCTTTACAGCCAGTATACAAATCATCTAAACTTTTAGTATCTAAAAATATGTTAGGTAAACTATAAGATGGCGTAGTTAACTCTAAAGACGTTGTTTCTAAATTGTCAAAACGTCCTTGTTGCCATTGTGCAAAACTTGGATAGTTATAGTTTGCAGTATAGTTTGAAAATGAATAATCTATAAAAGCAGAAGTTCCACCATAGGAAGAGTTGATAGACTGTGCTGAAGATACGGCTTGACCATAAACCCATCTACGCTTTGCAACGGTTACAGAAACTTGGTAAGAGTATATAGCAAAACAGTCTACTTCGATTAAGCTTACATTATCATATGCATAAAATCCAAGCCAGTCTTGGCTTCTTAGCTCTGCATCTAATAGGTCTGGTAATGCTAAAGATGTGGTATCAATAGCAATTTCTATTACCTGTTCTCCATTTAACAATACCGTCACAGAATTCTTAATTAATCTAATATGTATAAGCATTGGTCTAAACCATTCACCAACAAAGTGAGACTTAGACTGACCGCCAATAACTAAAGTTAAAAACCCTGAATCTACATATAGTCCATCTGAAGAAGCAATTGGTCCAAATATTCTTTTTGGATCTGGAGAGTCTGCAATTATTCTTGCCCAGAACTCTACTGTATATTCTTTATGTTGCCCAGATTTATTTAAAAATCCTTGGCCTGGGAATATTAACGAAGGTTTATTTGATGTATTTGGAATAATCTTAGTTAATCCAGAGGCACCAAACACTAGTGGAATACTTGTATTTTTTGCAAGAAGAGCATTATTCTTTACCAAATAGTATGCTGTGTCGCTAGATACTCCATAGGCTGCTGCTGGAATAACTGTATCTGTTGTGTCAATTGCAATTGTTGCTGGAAAAGATGCTGGTGTTACGCCTAAAGATTCTTTATGAAATTCTTCAGACCATTGTCCTGTAGTTATTCCATTAAAATAAACTTTATAGTCAGCAGATGTTGCTCCGCCTGAAGACTTTAATATTTTTATAATTATTTTAAAGTTTGTATTTTCTTCAGGGATCTCAAAAGTTTCTGACATAAAAGACCAAGACTGGTATGCTGGATCTGTAAAAGTTTTAAATTTTTGAACTACTTCTAAGGTAGTGGTATCTGTGTATTCATACCCAATAGCAATAGAGTTAATATATAAACTATCAATATAAAAATAAGAACCAATAGAAAATGTTCCTAGCGTTGTATTAAGGTTTTGAAAATTCTCAATATCTGGACTCAAGATAATTGATTCCCCAGATGCCCCTGCTGGAACATTGCAAGACACTATGCTTGTAGCACTATCAGGAAAAGGTTCTCCTGCAGGTGCTGACCCAGAACTTAGAGTACAGGATTCTGTGTCATCCCAAAGAGATACTATATTCCTTTTTGCCTCAGTAATTAAACTTACATAGTCTGCTTGATCGTCTAATGCCCAAAGTACCAGAGGGTGCTCTGAGTAAATTTTTTCTGCATATAAATTAGATGGGTTAGACATATATCTCCTACCCCTTATTATAGCAGGCTAAGGGTTAATAAAGTTTAATCTCACAGGCATCAGTAGAGCAATAAGACTCTCCCTCTGCCTCAAGATTTTCGACTCCATCATAGATAGCAGACCAGTCAATCTTACCAATTGTGCCCACATAAGAGTTATATTCTTCTCTTGTGATCTCTGTGTACGGTTGCTGTGGATAAGTCTTATTACCCATTGGAAGGAAAGAAACTGCTTTTAGCTGTCCTTCGTACATATTTAAGGCTGGTGCAACAAACTTTTTTTCTGTTTCTTTATCAAAAGAAAGAGTAACAGAAACTCCATTATCTGACCAGTACTTCTGAGCAGTAGCTGCTAAGCCAATCTTTTCAAATAGGCTAACTTCTTTTTCTGATCTTTTATGACCAGATGCTACTGGAAAATATACTACAGATGTATTGGCTGATACTACATCGTCTTCAATTTTATATCCCGCTGCCTTAAACAAATGAAGCATTGGGTCTGTGTTACCAAAACGAATAGATCTTAGGTAGAACTCTCCACCTGGACCCCAGTGAACTCCTGGAGTTGCTCCAGATAGTAGTGACACAGATCCTGATGGCTTAACTGTTGTTACACGAACAGACTCTCTAACGCATAGCCATTCTGAGTATTTGTGATCATAGTAACGGATCTTTTGATACCCTTCATCCATCCATTCACGAGTTGTTGGTAGTCCATAGGTATCTGCAAAAGATGCAATTCCAGTTAGAGATGTTCCAATACGTCTGTTTCTTTGCATGATACCGTTTGTTTGCTGCCAATGTGTTGGCATAAGGGTAACAGTCTTTCCATAAAGATACGCAAATTTCAATGTCTTGAGGAAGTCCTCCTTGGATTCATGACGATTTAAGTGCACTTCTACAAGTGTACAAAGTTCGTATGACTCCAATGGCTGCTCCGCACAAGGATTAAATCCCATAATACGGGAATCCTTATAGTCTGGTGCATCTGCTAAACGACCATAGTCTCTTGCAACATCTAACCAAATAAATCCTGGTTCACCATTATCGGCAATTAAATCAACATAGTCTTCATACTTAGTACCAACAGTAGCAGAAATAGAATTATTAGACATCCATGCCCAGCCTGGTTTTTCTGGATCAAATGAATTTCTTTCAGGAAATACTTCTGGATTCTTTAGATTAATAAAACCATTATCTTCTGGCGTTCCTAAAGCCAAGGTAGCAGAACGTCTAACATTTCCAGAAACAACACATGTTCCAATAAGATTAACAATGTCAACAATTGCACGACTATCTAGTACTTCTCCTGCTCTAGAGCCAATGACATTACGTATGCGTATGTGTAGTTGAATTAATGGTTCTGGACCGCTAGCGACCCCACCAAAGCCTTTAATGGCTGATCCTAGAGGACGGATAAGGTCATAGTTAAATTCTTGAATAGATTGATTTTGGCGTAGAAATGAATTAATTAAAAGACGTACAGACTCTACCCAGCCTTCACGGGTATCAGGAATTTCATAGGTAGAAACTGGCTCTGTAGGGGCATAGATAGGCATTTGCTTATCTTGTCCCAAGGTGTCAAACCCTACTCCAATTCCTAACATTAAAGCATCCATCACCCAAGCAAAAAGAGCACCTGGATCATTACGATCAATATCACGGGTAGAAACCATCGCACAATTTTGCAGTGAGGCTGAGTTTCTTTTCTCCATAGTCATTGGAGTTCCGAAAGCCCAAAGACCTCTGCCTGGAGGTGTCCATTTTAATTCAAACATTCTTTGAAAAGCCTCTTGTGCTGACTTCTGTGACTTATTATCATTCCAAGGAAGTCTATTATCTTTAGCATGATTCTTTTGAACTGAGTACATACCCTCAATTACACGGCGACATACTTCGTGCCAACGTTCTTTTGTTCCATCTTCTTTAACACGAGAATATGTTCTGATAAAAGTAATTTCTCCTAAAGAGTTGCTACCCGCATCTGAAAATCCAAACGGTGCTGGAGTATTACTATATTTATTTACAAAATCCTCTGATAAGCGAAACGAAAAAACATCTGACATTTAAGTATGCCACCTTTCTAATATTGGTTGAGTACTTCGTAGAATCGGAAGTAGTCCTAAGTATAGCATACAATTAAAAAGAATTCTACGCTCAATTTTAATCTATCAAGTTATTGTTTATGGTTAGTACTTTTATATAACGAAAGTGTTATAAATAAAACAGTTAATTGTATTTACTACTATTGATATGACAAATTTCAATTTCATTTATATTAACATGACTTGGTAATGATCCTACCCAGTAAATAGCTTCTGCTAAATCTTCTGCGGTTAATGCTTGATCCCGTTTTTGTTCTTGGGTATCAATAGTTGCTGGACAAATTTCTGTAATCTTAATACCAAATTGAGGGAACTCAAGTCTCATTGTATCAATCAAACCACGCTCACCTCTTTTAGCATTTGTGTAATTTCCTCCACCACGATATGGTACTTTACCACCAAAAGATGTAACAAAAATAATAGTTGGCGATTCTGACCTTTCCATACATGGTGCAAATAGTTGAGATAAATACATAGGTCCAGTGACATTTATATCATAAGCTTTTCTAAAGTTTTCTGGAGTTTCATTAATAATGTAAGTTGGACCTGATCCTCCTCCAGCATTATTAACCAAAAGATCTAAAGTGATATCTTTGTATTTTTCAAAGAATACCTCTATTGCTTTAGAGTCTGTAATATCTAAGTTATATACCTCAACATTATCAGATATTAACTCAGACACTTTAGATAGGTTTCTTGAAACAGCAATAACTTTATAGCCATTTTCAGACAGTCGTTTAACTGTTGCTAGCCCTACGCCTTTGCTTGCCCCAGTAACAATAGCAGTTTTCAATTACATGCTCTGACTATTATTAAGCTCCATGTTGTTATGGATCCAGTGACCAGGAACCATATATTTTACACCAGACTTAACTATATGTGCCGTGTGAAAATATGGAGCATATGCTGGAAATATCACAACGCTGTTTTCTTTAGGCTTTACACCAAAACTAATTGCTTTGTTTTCAACTGCAAGATCATAATCTAAATCTACTGCTGGTGCGCCACTTACCCAACCTTCTGAGCTTGTCCATCCACCGTCATAGTCTTTTAATTGAAAAGAGATTTCTCCGCCTTCACAGTCATCATTTAGATACATCACTAGTGAATATCTTAATGTTTTATCACCATCTAATTGATCAAAGTGTGCTCCCATTGCCATACCAGTATTATATTTTTTAATGTTAAATGTTGGAAAAAGTCTGGGCTCGTCAAAATCACCTAAAGAAGATGCATAGTCTTTACAGACATTATACATTGTAGTCATAATAGCGTCATATATATATTTACTTTTTTCTGCTACTTCTCCACTAATATTGTTTATTGAATTAATATCAAAAGTCTTTGTTTCTCCATAAATAAAAGTTTTATCATTAGAAGATGTCCAAGGATTCCAAACATTTACGCCTGACTCTGTATACTGTTCAAGGGTATCTAACTCTTTCCAAACTTTTTTAAAAGTATCAAAATCTTCAATAGCATCAGTATAGTAATATGTTTTTGGATCTAGTATTTCTTTATTCATTTATTTCTCCCTTAGTATCTATTCTTCTCATAAAATCCTTTTTCTTTAATAAACCCAACCAGCACGTATCTAATTGGGCCTGCGCCAACATGTTTAACTCCATGATTATACTCTGCGTTTCCTGGAAAAATAAGCATTGTTCCAGGTTCTGGTTTAAACTCTAAACCATTAATTGGGAAAAATAATTCTCCATCAACATAATCATCATTTAAATACAAAATGGCAGCATATCTTATTGATGGATCTGTATCTTGGTCGGTATGCGCTTTTAACTCAACACCTTCCTGCATTCTTTGAATTGTTGCAAAACCACTTAATTCTATTGTGTCATCAACAATTTGAACTAAATTATTTAATCTATCAAACAAATGTTTTTGAAAAGGATATTGTGCTATGTTTAAATTTTTATCTTGCCAGTTTTGAGTTATTTCAAATTTACCTTCTGCAACCAAATTATCAACATCATCTCTACCAAATTTTTGCATACAAAAGTTTTTTAAGTTAGCATGATATTCTATAAACCATTCTTCATTTGGAGTTGAGTTTATAACTTCAAAAACCTTATCTAATTCATCTTTAGAAAAAAAATTTTTAACTAAAACAATGTCATCAGTGACTTCTTCAACCTGAAAATTATTTTCTCTTAATATATCTGTTAAGAAATTAGGCATTGTTTTCTAGATCCTCTACCTTGTATTTATTTCCTTCAGCATCTAGCTTCCAGCCTTCTTTTAAAAGATCTTGCCATTCTGCTCTTTCAATTTCTTGTTTTGCTCTAGTCTCTTTCATTTCTGCAGCCCAGGCATCTCTTAATTCTTGTGGATAAGCATCTTCTTCTCTATCATCCCAGAAAGATCCTATGGTATATCTTACTCCACTTTCTATTAGAGATACTTCGTGCATGTTGTTAAATCCCCCGTCAAAAACAGCAAGCATTCCAACTTCTGGCTTAATTTCTATGTCTTGACCTGGAAACTTAAGTAGTCCTCCTTGAAAATCATCATTAAGATATAAAAAGCCTGCATATCGGCTTCTTGTAAAAGCGCCTGAATTACCTTCAGCATCTGTATTATCTGAGTGTATTCTTGCGTATGCTCCTGGCTCCCACTTTTGTGTGTGATATCCAATCTTAGAAATTGTTTTTGGATCAAGGTCATGGACTGAGGCGATTGCCTCTGGCATTGTTTTTTCAATGTCTGAAAATATAGTTGGAGATAGTCCAGCATCAATCAATTCTTGATCATTGTCTTGTGGAAGTACAGAGGAGTATGACTCATAAAATGAAATAGGCATCCAAGAAATTGCACCGTTATCTGCTTGAGCATCTAAGGCTTGAATCATTTTTTTGCAATCTTCTTTGCTTATAAAGTTTTCATAAATAACTATATCTTTTGTTATTCTTTTTTTATTTTCTAGATTCATTGTATTCTTACTCCATTTTCTATTGTAGTTCTTTGAGGATGCTCTTGTCTAAACTTTTCCTCTAATTCTGGCTGCATACTAGCCCAAACTTCTTTTCCAAATTCTTTTTCTTTTGCATACCATTCATCAGTTCCTTTTTGATATTTTTGCCAATACATTCTTGATAAAATTTTATTTTTATTATATGATGGCATCACTCCATGAAGATATGGCATTCCATCCTCTGTAAGATAGTCTGGGTGTCCTGATGGAAAAACTAATAGATCTCCTGCTTCTGGTTTGTATTTTACAAGCTTATCTCCCATTGCAAAGTCAATCTCTCCACCCTCATAGTCATCATTAAAATATATTGTACATGTTATAACAAACTTATAGCCTGGAGCATATCCTTGTTCTCTTATATAGTCTGAATGATATCTCATTCCAACTTGCTCATCAGTAGTACTAATATGATACTTACCTATTGTTCCACCTGTCCATCGCCAAATTGGTACAGTATTTCCATTTTCATCTGTAGATGTTTCGTTTAAATCTATATCAATATCATATCTTTTAATATAGTCTTCAGTAACTAAATGAAAATTTTCCATCATTTCTATACCAAAGTTTTTTTGATCTTCTTGAATCTGTGTTGCTGTTTCTATAGCTTTTAAGTTTCCATATTTATCTGACATAGAAAAATTAGAAGTTATTGGATTTAAATAATCTCCAAAAATAGACCACTGTGTCCAAGGACTAAACAGCCTGTCTTCTGTTTCTGTAAATGAATCTGTTAATACTTTATAAGATTTTGAAACATCTTTAAACATATTCTTATATACAAGAATATTAGGGTATATCTCTATTGCTTCAAGATGTTTGTCATTCATATTAAGGTTGCCTATCTCCTGTATGCTTTGTAATCTCCCAAAAGAATGGGCATGTAAATCTTAAACCACTTTTAATCTCAGTTACTCCATGAATATAGTTTTTATCTCCTGGGAAAAAATAAGCAGCACCCTTTTTAGGTTTAAACTGCACACCTTGTAGCGGAAAGTATAGTTCTCCACCTTCGTAGTCGTCATTTAAGTAAAACAAACTAGAAAGATCGTAATTGGGAAAATCATTTGGAGTTCCAGCATCTGGTCCTTCATGAAGTTCTTTATCAGCATGGGGATTTTGAAGTTGTCCTGGAAGCCACTTAACAATAGTTGTTCCAGTTGGATGAACTTCTACTTTATAAAAATCTTCAATAATTGGTCTTAGTCGTTGGAATAGCCCCGCAATAACTGGGGATATCTTTGGGTCATTTTTATCTAAAGTTGGTTGAGTAGCGACCCTATCTTTCCAATAATCAGAGTCATAAGTAACTGTTCCATTTTCATTCATATGACTTTCGGTTACATCCCAAATTGTTAAAGATTTGGCAGCTTTTTCTAAAAACTCTATCTCTTCTTGAGTCATGAAGTTTTCTAGTTCGACAATCATGTCTTTGCTATCTCCAAACCACCCAGATGGAGTTATAGATGGTGTTCTTTTAACTACTGTATATAAGTCTTTGTTTTGTTCCATTTTTATATTATATCACCCTTCGTATTATCTGTTACGCTTAGTTTTAATGTTTTTACCTCATGAGACCCTTGGGTTTCTTCTTTTTCATTTACCGCATCTCTATACCAGTCTGTCCATTTTCCAATTTTATTTATTTCTTGTGCTGCGCTACCATAGGACATATTGGCTTCTAATCTTGTTCTATCATTATCCTGGTAGTTAACAATTTCAATATTTGTACCGTTTAAATTTGACAAAGATATAGGAATTATTGTAGCAACTGGGGTTCCAGCTTTGATAACTACTCTTTTGTTTGCTACTTTTGCCTTAATAGCTAAAGGCAGAGGATTGTCATAAAAAGAAGTGCTCATTAATGATGACATTGTTTCAAACTCATCACTAAAATAATTTACTGGATTAATAGTAAAAATACTTACATCTTTGTCTGTTCTAAAAACTAAACCCGTATTTAAACTTATAGAAGATTGACCTCTTCCAGAATATGCTCCCGATGGGCTGAATATTTTAATACGATCTGGAGTTTGATCATTAACTCCATCCCAAATAAACTCAATATCCTCTACACAAGAAAGGCTCCAGCCAATTACGTTTGATTGGGTTACTGGAAAACATCTATAGGCATGGCCTTCTGATGTTACATCCATCCAATCTCTTTTAATTGACATGGGCTTAATATCAAACAAAGCTCCTTGTGTTTTTTCAACTGAGATATTAAACATTAGTCAGAATCTGCGCTATACATCTCTGGAGTATGAAACTTTTTGCTGTAATCAAGCATTGTCACAATAGAGTATTTAGTTCCAGAAGTTACTGGCATGGCTTGATGTGGATACATAAAGTTTGATGGGAAAATAAATAAATCCCCAGCCTCTGCTTTGACTTTTAGGTTCTGTAGTCTAAAGAAAAGTTCTCCGCCCTCATAATCATCATTGACGTATGAAACTAAAGAAACAGTACAGTTATAAGAAAAACCATGATCGTGATGTTCCATAAAGTGTTGACCTTGACCATATTTAATAAAATTAAAAGCTTCCCAATATTTTAAATTATGAATATTGTACATTCTGCAATAATCTTCTACTGCTGGTAATTTTACATCATAAAGGTCTTGCCAAAGTGATTGAAGGTTTAGACTGACTTGACTTTTATCATTTTCAATATCTGTTTTCTTAAACTTAAAATCATTACAATCTCGATAGTCTGGCATTAGTTGCTTGTAACCTACATACGCAGGTTGCCAGCTGTAACCAGTTGTATCTCCTTCTGGTTTAAGATTATCTTCAAGTCTTTTTATTACATCAATTTCTTTTTTAATTACGCCCTTGTAGCAAAAAATTCCATCGCCAAGGTCTATTTTTTCTGTCCATGTTTCCATTTTATTCTCCTTATTTGTATTCTCGTCTTGACCAAACTTTATTTTTATATACCCCGCCATCAGGCTGTCTATAAAACTTCATGTTGTTAAACATTTTATCATAAATCTCAGACTGTCCTAATATTTCTATTTCACTTTTCCAGTTTTCTCTTTTAAATGGTAAGACTTGTAGGTATGGGGTGCCTGCTGGAATTGTTCCTTCCCAACCTTCTGCAATAAAAAATGGAAAGCTTCCAAGCAAATGAACCTTGTCTGAGTCAACAATCCCTGTTGTATTTAAAAATGGTAAATCAAACCTATTCATTGGTGTCATAAATAGCGCACTGTAACCTTCTGGAAGCTCAAGTCCCCAATCTGAACTCCAGGCAAAATGATGCTGATAGAATCCTTTTGGGTGCTCAAACTGTGGCATTGGAGGTCTTTGTGTACAAAAATCTTGATACCTTTTATCTTCAATTTTTACACCAATAACTCCTTGTGTATTTTTAGAAAATATTAAGTCGCAAGGAGTTTTAAAAACATACCCTGTTGAAAATGCATCCATAATTGCTGGACATGCTTTCCATGTAGGAATTTTTCCATAATCATCTGCTGTGCCGTCTTTTGGAAAGGGGCAAGTTTCTTTTGGTGCATTGTAGTATTCATTGTTAATTGGATTTTTTGCAAATCTATCGGCATCTTTATACCATTGAGGAATAACATTCTGTGTTGGTGCTGGAACAGAAACACTATCCTTATTTAGCCAAGGCCTAAAAGATCTAAAGATTGCCAACTTATTCATTAATGACTCAGCTCGTTTATATCTGTCATAATAACAACACAATATTTTGTTCCTGTTTTCATTGGCAAAGAGGCATGTTCATAAATATAGTTTGAAGGGAAGATAGCTATATCTCCAACTTTTGGAGTATGAACGAAATTATCTAATCTTGGAAACTTAATCTCTCCGCCTTCATAATCATCATTAATATAGATAACAGCAGAGACTGTACAATTATAAGCAGGGCCATGATCAGCATGAATATTAAAATGAGTTCCTTCTCCTTCATACTTTACAAAGTTAAACGCTTCGTAATATGTAACATTAATTCCCCAATAATGAGCATAGTCATCTACACACATTTTTAGCTTTTGATAAATCTCTTCATGAAGATCAATTAAGTCTTCATTAGATTCATCTCTTGGCCCAAGATTTTCTTGCTTATATTTAAAGTCTACACAATCTCTTGCTTTTTTAATTGGGGCATCAGAGTTTGTAACTTTAGCCTCTGACCATTTATATTTTTTATCTCCTGAAAGATTGTGCTCAAGTGTATTGATGTATCTTTCTGAATCATCTTTAGAAAAAACATTATGATAAATGTTTAGTCCTAATCCTGGATTACTAATAGAAATATTGTTTTGAGGCATTAATCTTTTAACTCTACCTGAAACTGTTTCAGACCTATCTTTTGTAAACCAATGATTTTCGTTTTCATTATAAATATCCATAAGATCCCCATTTTTTAAAGTTATAATTTATTATAGCATAAAAAAGCTAATTAAGACAAGATAGGGCAAGATCTACCACTTATCTAAAGGACAAGTTGCGTGAAGAAGTTTAGTTTTTAATTTCATAAAACAACCACATTTTTTACATTGAGATGTTAATTTAATTAACTCTGGACATGATTGACATATAGATAGCCTATCTTTTGCTACTAAGTCTTCTGCATAATCAGTATTTGGGTTTAATAAGTCCCAAGGTTTTACAGTTTTAGATTCAGTATCATTAATTATGTGTTGATTTTTTTCTTTATATTGTTGCCATAAAGTTTTTTCAGACATTTATATTATCCTTTTAGTTTAAAAAAGTTGTTCCATCGTAAGACCATCCAACTTGAACATCTAATTCTTCTGGTATTTCTACATATGTTGGGTTGCTTAAAACCATAGAATACATTCCTTCATCACATGTAATTCTGTGAGGATTATATCCCGATCCATGCAGTTCAATTACAAAATATTTGTCATTTCCTGTAGAAGCTCTAACCTCTTCAGTTAAATCTGAAATTGATTCAGATTCTAAAAACATATAAACAAGACCTTTTGGCATTTCTGTAACTTTTTCAACTTTATTATTTAAAACAAAAGCTAATTTAGCTGGTGTTGTAAAATTGTCAAATTTTGTATATAGCATATTTTCTCCTTTATAAATTAATTAATACTAGTATAGCATATTGAATTTAATATTACTAGTACTTTAACAGCTGTCTCCACCTGGAGATGATACACATGCTCTTACACAACCACCACAACAGAATGTGGCATCATATAATCCTCCACAACAGTTTCCGCAGCATGATCCGTAACCATTACATGCTGCTGCGAAGTATGGTGGGAAGAATGGTGGGAAGAAAGGTGGGAAGAATGGACCAAAGCTTGGTGGGAAAAATGGTGGGAAGAATGGGAAGAATGGTGGAAAGAATGGTGGGAAGAACGGGAAAAACGGTGGGAAGAACGGTGGGAAGAACGGTGGGAAGAACGGTGGGAAAAATGGGAAGAATGGAAAGAACGGTGGGAAAAATGGCGGGAAGAATGGAGCCAATGTAGTAATAGATCCAGAAGCAGCGGAAGCAACGCTTGTACCATTAGCATTAGTTGCGGTAACTGTGTAAGTCTGCGAAGTTCCTGCAGTGTCAGCAATAGTAATTGGAGAGGTAGCACCTGAGCCAGTAGTAGCATCAGATCCTGTTACGGTAAAGCTAGTAATAGCGCTACCACCAGTTGCGGGTGCTGTAAAAGCAATTGAGTTTTGATTAACGCCTGCGGTAGGTGTTGGTGCAGACATTTGAGCAGGAACTGTTGTTACAGTTACAGAACCAGATGTTGTTCCTGTTGCGGTACCTGCAGCATTGGACGGTCTAACTAAAAATGTATATGCTGTATTTGAAGCAAGACCTTGAAAAGTATAAGAAGCAGTTGCACTCCCTGTTGTAACAGTATAAGTGGCTGGTGTGCTAGTAATAGTATAAGATGTTGCTGCTGGAGACAAGGCTGGGAGAGTCCAAGAAAGGCTTGCAGCGGCTCCTGTGCCTGCTGCAGAAGCTGTTGAAGTAGTGTTTGCGGTTGCTAAATAAGGACGGGATGTACCAACATTTGAAGCTGTTAAGCCTGTTACATTTAATGGCTCTAAGAAGTCATTTGATGCTGCTGCACGTTTACCAGTCTTTTTAGCCATTTGCTTTTATCCCCTTATTACGCTGTTAGATCGCCGTAAACAACCCAAGTGTTTGTTGCTCTCTTAAAAAGAGTTGCAGTTGACCATTGTGTTCTTAGCTTTAATCCTGGTGTTGAGTTTACTGTTACTCCAGCATCTCCTGCAATTGTTACCTGACCTGTTGAGGTTTGAAGGATATCAATTGAGGTTCCGACTGGAAAGGCTACTGCTGAGTTTAGTGGAATTGTAAGAGTCATTGCTGAAGCAGAACCCATTTCAATTAAATCATCTCTTTCAGTTAGTGCTGAAAGTGTGTATGATGCTGTCTTTTGAATAATAGGTGTACGTGATGGAACTCCTTCAAGAGTTTGTGTTCCGTCTGTAAATATAAAACCACCAGCTGTTGAGCTAATAACTGCGGTTCCATTTACCTTTAAATCTTTTCCTGAAGCAAGGTTAATATGCTCTGAAGAAGTCCAAGAATCTGTTGCATCTACCCAGTTAAAAGTTTTATCAGTTGCGCCCTTAAGTGTAATTCCGCCACCGTCTGCAGTTACATCTGAGGGAGTAGTGACATCGCCAATTACTATGTTTTTATCATCCACAGCTAGGGTAGTTGAATTAATTGTTGTTGTAGTTCCGTTAACAGTTAAATCTCCAGAAAGAGTAAGTGCTGCTGCGTTTACTGTTCCTGTAAAAGTAGGTGATGCAAGAGGTGCTTTTGCATCTAACTGTGTTTGAATAGCCGAAGTTACTCCGTCAACATACCCAATCTCGGTTGAGGAAACTGTTGAAGATATTCCAAGTTTTGTCCAGTCAATTGCTGCTGCTGCATTAATATCTGCATTTGCAATTGTGCCATCAAGAATCATTGTGCTTGTTACAGTACCAGAAGGCAAGGTCACAGTACCTGTAAATGTTGGTGAGGCTAGTGGTGCCTTAGCATCCATTTGTGTTTGAATGGCTGAAGTTACACCGTCTAAGTATCCAATTTCAACATCTGATACGTTAGCAACAGTTGCTTGCTTTCCGTTTAATTGTGTTTGAATTGCTGAAGTAACGCCATCTAGGTATCCAATTTCAGTATCTGACACATTAGCAACGACTGCTTGCTTGTTGTTTAATTGTGTTTGAATAGCTGAAGTAACTCCATTAACATAGTTAAGTTCTGCTGTAGTGGCTACAACACCATCAAGAATGTTTAATTCTGTTGCAGATGAAGTTAAGCTTGCAAGAACATTTATTTGTGCTGCAGAAGCTGTAACACCATCAAGAATGTTTAATTCTGCAGCTGTTGATGTAACACCATCAAGAATATTTAGCTCAGCTGTAGACGAAGTAATCCCATCAAGAACATTTAGCTCTGTAGCTGTTGCTGTAAGGGCAACTGCTTCATTAATATTTGGAGAAGTTAAAGTTTTGTTAGTAAGGGTTTCTGTACCAGCAAGTGAAGCAACATCGGCATCAGATACTGCTGTATTTAATTGAGCAAGAGTAGTGGCTAATGTGTTTGAAGTTAGGTTAATTGTTTTATTAGTCAATGTTTGAGTGGTATCAAGTATAGCAACTGTTCCAGTAGCATCTGGAAATGTAATAACTCTATCTGCTGTTGGATCTATAACCTTAAGGCTGGTTTCAAATGCATTTGCAGTATCTCCTTCAAATTTAATTTCATTTTGAACTTCTAGTACTGTGCTGTTAACAATTGTAGTTGTACCACTTACTGTTAAGTCTCCTGATACTGTTACATTTCCGCTGCTGTCGGCAAGAACCACTGTTCCTGTAGCATTTGGAAGTGTAATGGTGCGATCAGCTGTAGGATCAGTTACTGAAACCGTAGTCTCATATGCATTGTCTGTTGCACCTTCAAATGTAATGCTTGAACCAAATGATGGATTTGCTGTTGAATTAGCATCAATAAAGTAATCAAGGTTTATCCAGTGATTTGTACCATCACCAATTTTAAATTTGTTTGTATCGGTTTCGTACCCGATTTCTCCTGCGTTTAGGATAGGACCGTTGCCAGAGTTAGTAGAGATCCATTGTGCTGCTGTACCCCTACGCTGTTGCATTCTTGTTGCCATATTTATGTCCTCCCAGACCTTTTACTATTATATCAGATAATTAACTAAAATTATCTAATGGACTTCCGCCGTCGTAACTATTATTCCAGTATGCTGAATCATAAAACCCAGCAATTTCTGTAGATGTAAAGATTGAATCATAAAACCCTGCATCTTGGAATATAGAAACAATTAGTCCAGTTCCATCAATTGCTGTATCGTGAATGTGTTGTCTAAGATCAGCGGTATCAGAAAATGTAGCAATCATAATCCATTCAGCAGCATCAGTAGAATAAATAGATAGATGTTGTGATGCTGTATCAAACCATAGCTGTCCATCTACTGGATTTGCTGGTGCAGTTGCTTCAGTAGGAACAACTGGAGTTGCCGATCCTAGTAAGTTATCTACATATAGTTTTGTTACTGCATGTGTATTTTCGGTAGGAGTAGCAACTGTAACAGTTCCTCCAAAAGTACCGCCTTGGGTTACATCTAACCCGTGCTTTACCTTAAAGTCTTTATTGACAGTTGCCACTTCTAGCCTCTTTTCCTAATTATGCTTCGATGTAGGTCTTGCTTACCTTAACAACAGTATCAGCTGCTGCTCCAGTAACTTGAAGAAGAACGTTTCCAGCTGAATAAACAGCATCTGTTGTTCCTAGTTGAGCATTGCTGATTACATCAGCGTACTCTGTTACGTAAACGTTATTTGCTCCATCTACTGCTACAAGCATTTCAATTACTTCAATATCGTTACCCTTTTTCATTTGTACGATATATTTAGCAGCTGTGTATGTTGCTACAGCGAATGTATCAATAGTTGTTGCTGAAGTTCCAGCAGTTGCTGTTGCAGATCCAACAAGTGCATCTGGTAGAGCAATGCTTGTTGCTGCTGCTGCGCCAAGGGTTGGTGTAACAAAAGTTGGGCTAGTAGTAAATGCTACTGTTCCAGATCCTGCTTCATCAGTTAATGCTGCTGCAAGGTTTGCAGAAGAAGGTGTAGCAAGGAATGTAGCTACGCCAGTTCCAAGACCAGAAACATCATTTGCAATTCGTACTGTAAGTGTATTACTTGCACCATCAATTGTCTTATTTGTAAGAGTTTGTGTTGCTGCTGTTTCTAATGTACCGTTTAGGTAGAATGCCTTACCAGAAGCAAGGTTAATGTGTTCAGATGAGGTCCATGCATCAGTTGCATCTATCCATGCGAAGGTCTTGTCTGTAGCACCCTTAAGAGTAATACCACCACCGTCAGCACCTGCATCTGTTGGTGTTGCTACTGAACCAAGTGTAAGGTTCTTGTCATCAACTGTGATTTCTGTTGAGTTAATTGTAGTTGTTGTACCATTAACTGTTAGGTCCCCTGAAAGAACCAAAGATGTACCAGTTGCTGCACCAATGTTTGGTGTTACAAGTGTTGGGGTATCAGCAAATACAAGTCCGCCAGTACCAGTCTCATCAGAGATTACTGTACGAAGTTCTGCTGAAGTAGTTGCAGCAAAAGCATCTAACTTATTATTTGTAAGAGCAACAGTACCTGTAGCATCTGGCAAAGTAATTGTACGATCTGCTGTAGGATCTGTTACTGTAATGGTTGTTTCGTGAGCATCAGCTGTAGCACCTTCAAGAACGATTGATCCGTCTGAAAGTATAAGTCCTGAAACTGTTGGGGTTGTAATTGTTGGACTTGTAAGAGTCTTATTTGTAAGAGTCTGAGTGTTTGTTGTTCCAACTACTGCGCCAGTAGCACCGTGTGCTTCTGTTGCTCCTGTGTGAGTTGTAAGATCTGAAGAAGCAGCCTTGTTATTTAACTGAGTCTGGATTGCTGATGTAACGCCATCTACATAGTTAAGTTCTGTAGTTGAAAGTGTTGCACCATCAAGAATGTTAAGCTCTGTAGAGCTTGCTGACATAACAACATCTTCATTAATCTTTGGTGATGTTAATGTTTTGTTGGTAAGTGTCTGTGTATTAGTTGTTCCAACTACCGCACCAGTTGCACCGTGTGCCTCTGTAAGACTTGCGTGTGTTGTAACATCTGAAGTAAGTGCTACTGTGCCAGTTGCATCTGGGAATGTGATTGTACGGTCTGCTGTTGGATCAGTTACTGCAACAGTTGTTTCATAATCATCTGCTGTAGAACCTTCAAATGAAATTGAAGAAGCAAAGACACCAACTGCTGCTGGAGCTGCCCACTCAACACCATATGTTGCACCTGATGCTGCTGTAAGTACTTGACCATTTGTGCCAACACCTAAACGAGCTACTGCATCATCTGCACTACCTACAATTAAATCACCCTTAGCATCAACGACACCTGCTGTGATAATATTTTTTCCATTAACGGTCGCAGTTGATCCCTCAACTACTAGTCCCGCCTTTACTCTAAAGTCTTTTGTTACTGTTGCCATTTTATCTCCTTAATTAGGCCTTTAACCCAATACGCAAGTAGCGTAAGGTTATCGGGGTTTGTCCACCCACAGGTACTACAGAAAGTGAAACTGTATCGCCTGCTCTAGATACGGAGATGGTGCCAATATTCCCATCATTATCTACTGTCCCATACTCACTGACGTTTACATCTGTAGCATCAGGGACTATGGTTAATTCTGTGGCCCAATATTTATTTGCACCGCCAGAAGTCTTTTTGATTGAGACCATATATTTTACTGATCTCCACTCACTTGCTAAAAAGTTATCAAATATTGTGGTATTTTCAATACCGTTAATTGTAACTTCATTGTTTCCATCTGAACCAAGGTCAGTAGAACGAGCTGAAGCACTATCAATCAAGTCTTCGTAATTTGTTTGACTTGGACGGTCTCCAGTTTGGAATAAAGCCTTTACACTTGCAATTGATATTTTAGCCATATGCTGATTATATCATATTTATATTAGATAATATAGTTAGAAAAACCAATAATTTGAACACCAATTCCAGGTGGAGCTAATGGGTTTACCCCATCTATTCCTAGGTTTGTAATCTTTATTTTGAATGGAAGAATGTCTTCTGGTTTTACTTTTTTGGGATAATCTACTGTTTTAATATTTGAAGATTTTGGTTTAATGTCTAATACAATAGAAGACTTAGAAGAAATATTAGAAACTTTTTTAAGTGTTCCAGTTGACTTGTTAGATAGTTTTTGTTTATAAGGTTTTATATCTTCTAATTTGGATAATGGTTTAGAATCGGAAATAGTTGCTTTAGCCATTTGTTATGACTCTTGATCTGTAACTTCGCCAATCATAGTCATTTCTCCTTGGCATACCGTCCAAACTCTGGTAGCATCAGATAACTGTACATCAAAAACATCTCCAGTTAATAATTGCTTTGATTGAGCTGGTGTTAAGAATACTGTAAATTCTCCGTCATCATCTAAGCCCATTGCGGTAGGAGTTAATGTAAAAAGAAGATCATCTCCTACGTTATCAGAGTATCTTCTAAACTGTGATTTAATTGTCCAGTCTGCAATATTAATTGCATCACCTAAATCATCTTGTACATAAATTCTAAATGCTGCACTATCTCCAGTGACAATAGTCCAATTAACTAATGGAGGTTTGTTTCCAACATTATATGTTGTTGGTGCTTTTACTGAAGTTAAGCTACTCTCATCTTTATTTCTATAACTTACCATTATGCTAACCCTGCTTTCAATGCTGCCCAAGTTCCATTACCCGTTGGTTTACCAACAATTATAACACCAGTAGTTGCGTGTGATTTTGCTACAACTCCTACTGCTGTTCCTCCAGTTGTTGGTTGAGTTGCTGTTAATCCCCCAGAAGTTCCAGTGTAAAGAATATTTCCAGCGGTATAGGAAGAAGTATTAACATTACTAAAAATACCAGAAATAACAACTACACCGTCAGTTGCTGTAGCAAAAGCATCTTTAGCCAAACCTAACATAGGATAGTTCATAGTGTTAGTTAATTTAGTTACTTGTGGCTTAGTTCCAGATCCACTTATGTATACTGGATCTCCTTTTGCTATTGATGCCCCTGAACTATTTGTAACCTCAATTGTTATATTTGACTCTGTTGCAAAAAGAACTGCTTCCATACGCTCAGCCAAAGACTGAATATCTCCCACAATATCAACTGGGTCGCTTGCAAGGGGATAAGGAAAATCATAAATTAAAGTCTCAGCCATAATCTTATTATTATACCACTTCCTAAGAAAGTTATTGAAAAGTTATCAAAATGTTACCTAAAGTTTGCTTTTGAGGTCATTTTTATGTTATACTTAATACATGCTACCAACAGGTAGCATTTGTTCTCTAGGAGGTTATTATTATGAGAAGAGACAAGCAAGCTTGGATTGGAATCCTAGCATTAGTTGGTGTTATTGCACCTTTTAGTAACTCTGCTAATGCGTCAAGTACCGAAAATAATTTACTAATAAATAAGTCTGTAGATGCTCCTGCCTCCGACAAGGAGGCATTTGTTGTTTCTAAGGAAAAAATGTTAGCTAAATTTGAAAATAGAACACACTTAACAGATAAAGAACTAAAGCAACTTCTATCCCTTGTAGGATTTGAGGGTAAGGATTTGGTAGTAGCTTGGGCTATTGCTAAAAAAGAATCTAATGGTCGTCCATTGGCATACAATGGTAACCATAAGACTGGAGACTCCTCTTATGGGATGTTTCAAATTAACATGATCGATAATCTAGGTCCTGATCGTAGAGATAAGTTTGATCTAGATACAAATGCTGAGTTATTCAATCCCGTAAAAAATGCGGAGATTGCATACTATATGTCCAACGGGGGAAATGACTGGTCTTCTTGGAAAGGTATTACGCCAAAGACTAGGGCTTGGATGCAAAAATTCCCTAAATAAAACTTTAGGTAATAAAGAACCTCTACTGTAAAAAGTAGGGGTTTTTTATTTTATCCAGTTGTAAAACTTGTTGGAGCTGATGCGCTTGTGCCAGTCTGACTTGATCCTGAATAAACAGTTACTGTAACATCATAAAATACGCCAGGTGCTGAGCCAGTCATCTGTCTTGATGTAGCAAAGTTTCCAGTTGCTCCATTAAGACTTGAGTTAGGAGAAGTTGTGATTCTATATGAATTCTGAAGAGTAGAATCCCAACTTACGATTCCGCCATTTAAGGTTGGAGTAACTGAAAGATTGGTAATTGTTGGAGCAGGGGCAAAGTAAGGTGGGAAGAACGGGAAGAACGGGAAGAACGGTGGGAAGAATGGTGGGAAGAATGGGAAGAATGGGAAGAATGGTGGGAAGAATGGCCCTGGCGCTACTGGAGTAAATGAATTACTAGCAGCAGAACTTAGAGAATCTTGAACGGTATTGTTTAATTTAACAACTGCGGTATAAGAAGTACCATTAGCTAAACCAGATATAGTAACTGGAGAAGAAGATGCTTCTCCAGTAATTGATCCAGGAGTTGTAGTTGCTGTATAAGTTAAAGATGTGTTAGGTTTTCCAGTATTATCTGGAGCAGTAAAAGCTACAGATACAGTAGCATTGCCAGCAGTTGCAGCTCCAATAGTTGGAGTTCCTGGCTGGCGATTATCTGAAGAACCCGTTACTCCTGGAATTGGCATTATGCAATCAAGTCTCCTGCAAGTACCCAAGTGTCTGTATTTAGCTTTATTAATGTTGCCATTGATCCAGCTGCACGTATTTTTGCTCCTGGGGTTGCATATGAAGTAATTCCAGCAGTGAAAGCAACTGTAACTCCTGTTGTAAGTGCAATTAAATGTATTTGAGTTCCAGTAGGGTAAGCAACAGTTGCGTTAAGTGGAACGGTAAAAGCATAAGCACCATTCATTTGAACAAGAGTGCTAGCATCAGATAAAACAAATGTATACGCTGCAACCTTAGCAGTTGTATTTACATTAAATGGTTGAAAATTTAAAAGGCTTGTTCCATTACCAACTTGAATTTGTTTATTTGTGGTATCCCAGGAAATTCTTGCATCTGTTACAGAAGATGACGTAGTTAAGGTATCTGCAGCAGCAGGAGTAGCCCATGATAATCCAGAAGCGGTTGCGCTATTTGCAGTTAAAATTGTTCCATTTGCTCCAACAGTTACAACAGATAAAGTATCGTTTGCTGATGCTGAAAGTAAATCACCTTTTGCGTTAAAGCTTGAAGCTTGAAGCGATCCTGATGTATCAATAGCGGTAATTCGTTCGTCTAGGTCATTAAGTGTATATGCAATTGATGGTACGACTAAGTTAGCCTTATTTGTATTTGCTGTGTTATAAGTATCATCGCCATAATGATATGTTCTAAATGCTTTTTGAATATCCGCTGCGTCTGCAAGACCTGGAATTTTTGTTGGTACTAAATAGCCAATGCTTTCAATTGCCATAATTCACCTCTATAGAATTATATCACAAGATGTGATTAAGATTCATCTATTCCTGCAACTATTGATATAAATAGATGGGTAGTTACGGTTCCATCTAAGGCAATCCATTCTGCTGGTCCTGAATCGTCATCATACTCTACTGCTTTAAAATTGATTACAAGGTTTGTTCCAGATCCAACAAGTGCTGGTATGGACATAGATGAGCCTAGTGGGTTTGGGTGTGCAATGCTATATTGAATATTAAAATTTTCTGCAGTAAGTCCAGTAGCAGCAGTAATGTTAGAGATTGGAATACTAATTTGTGCTGCGCCAGCAGTATATGTTGTTAAGTGTGTTTCAGAATATATTACGGGATTCATATCAAGAACTTGAATCCATTCATTTCCACCAGGTTGTGCTACATATTGATAAAGATATCCATAGTCCGCTCCTGGGGCAATATTGATATACATATCATTTAGAATTAAAGTGTTTCCAAATAAAACACCACTGGTTGTTGATAAATCAGGATCTCCAGAACCAACAATAAATCTATTGCCACGAGTTCCAGTTGGACCAATATCAACTAATACTTCAACAATATTTGGTGGTCCTACAACGGTTATATCATCAGTAGATACTAGTACTTCAGGCATTAGGCAGACGACCCTGTAATATCATTTGTTACCGTAATTGTTCCTGTTAAAAGTGTAAAAATAACATCTGGGTTTGGAGATTCATTAGTTATTTGAACATCATAAACATACGTCCCAGCTACTAAGGCTCGCCCTACTGACGGAACAATTGTACAAGTTATAATGTTTGTTACATCGTTTACTACTGCTGTAGCTGCAGTTCCTCCGATGCCTCTTGCGGTAGCAATTGTAAAGTTTGCAGTATAGCCAGTCAGGTCAAATGCTTCTCCATTTGAAGTTTTTGGTTGGATAACAAATTCTGCTGTATCGCCACGATAGTAATTAAAATTATAAGTTCCTGGAAATGCCATGATTCCTCCTAATACATTATACCACTAAGACACTGATATATACATGCCCTTTAAAATAATGGTACTTTCGCTATCTGTTCTTGCCTGAATTATTCCACCCTCAGATTTAATCTTTGATATGTCTATGTACAAGGTTTGATTAAATGACATTTCGTATGGATATTTATATTTTAACATTCCTATATATCCTGTTGGTGATTCAACTCTTGGAATATATGTTCTTAGCCAAGCTTCTGTGCTATTTGAGTCCGTGTTTAAAATAATGTCATATCTAATGTCGACTTTTGCCCCTACTTTTAGTTGTTTAAAATTAATTCTTCCAGTGTTCTGATTCCACAATGAAACTCCTCCTATTGGAAGAAATGACAATATATTGTTCTCTGGATCTTCGTCTATTGATAAGGTTACCCAACCATCATCTCCTCTATTTGGACCAAGATGTATTTGTCTTTTATTTTTATTTTCATAATAAGCCCACCCAGGATATTGACCAGATTGGCTTTCATATGATTGACCGTCACTTTTCCCAGGTTCTCCTTTAGGCCCTTGTGGTCCTGCTGGGCCAGTCTTTCCTTCTTTGCCTTGAATACCACGTTCTCCTCTAGCTCCTTCTGGGCCTGGAGGTCCCTGTGGTCCTATCTCGCCTTTCTCTCCAGTCATTCCTGGTACGGCAATATACTCAATGTTTCCTTGTAATGATTCTTGAGTTAGCTGAACTGTTTCAGCATATTTCTTTTTTGGAAAGTCCATGCTTTTTGGCATGAATTATTTTACCTTAAATGTTTTTTTACCAATTTTTATAACAGGTGGCAAATTAGTTTGTGGAGTAGATACTTTTACAACAGGCATTAAAGGCTCGTTCCGCTAACATCACCAAGGACACAAATAGTTCCAATAACTGGAGTCCAAGTTGTATCTTCGCCTTCTCCAGAACCAGCTGGAATTACAACTTGTAAATCAAAAGAAAGTTCTGCTACTACAGACCTATAGGCTGTTCCCCAATTTGCGGTAGTTAAAGATGGTATCTGAATTTCCCCATAACCAAGTCCAGAAACAACAGGAAGGTCATCTAATACTTGACCACTTGGATCATAGGCTGTAGCAATGTAAGTCCAGTCCGTAGTATCGTATTCTGTTACTTCATCGTCCTCAAAAAATTCAATTTTAAGGTTTGCGCTATCCCCACGAACTACTGTCCATTTAATATTTGCTGGAGTAGCTCCATATTTATCAATTGTAGGGGTACACATAATAATTGATTATACCATAAAACTAACACCTAAGCTCAGTGGGTGGGGTGGGTAGAACCTAGGTGTTAGCTCTTAAATTATATCTTATTTTATTAAAAATCCAGTAATATATAGAGTTTAATAACAAAAAGTTATAATAAAGGTGTGTTAATAAATTGTTATAAAAAGTTATAATTCAAAACGGGATATCGATATAAAACCCAGTAATGTCTATGCTATACTTAAAATATATAAAGAAAAGAATATACTATAGTTAAAGTTTTTAAGTATATTATATATATTAGTAAATAGGTAAATTAGATTACTTAGATTTAGCTATATACTCTAAAAGAACATCATACATATGATCTAGTTTTCTATTCATATCTGATCGTTTTGCATCTGCTTCATTAATGCGAGTTTCTAGCCTTGAAATTTGGTCTTTCATAGATGAGCCTGAATTGGGTTTAAGTTCGACGAGATAATGCTTTACGAGAAATTTAATCCCGCCAGCCATAATACCAAATATGGTCAATACACTTAAAATTAATGCTGCCCAGTCTTGTATAGTCATGATAAGATTATTATATCATTATATAAGTTTTAATTTCGACGGGATATACAATTCGCCGAAAATAGAGATAACAAACCCTACCCTAGACAACATATGGATCAAAGATCCAAACATGTCTTAAATCGGCTCCTGTCCTCTCTATAGGCTATAATAAGTATATGGATGATGTAACACCTTTTGACTTAATCAATGGTTCCCCGAGAGTTGAAAAAGATATAAAAGAACTTCGCCTGGACATTTGTAAAACCTGTGATTGGTTTAGGCCTAAAACTCAAACATGTAAAAAGTGTGGATGTTTTATGGCTGCTAAGTCTATGTTGTTAAATGCTAAATGTCCAATTGGAAAGTGGTAATATGAAAATAAATATGATATCCCCAGATATTTATGAAATTGAAGATTTTGTTACTATCGAACAACAAAAAGAAATATTAGAGTTTGCATCAGGGTTAGATGAAGAGCAATGGTGGTTATCTGATGATGATGATGAATATAAAAAAGGGTTTTTCTATGGCAAACAATATAACGGAAATAAGCCAGAAGTATTTCAAGAGATAGATAAACAAGTTAAGAATATATTTGAATCATTGCTCTATGTGGGAAGTGTTGCACTTCAACGGTATAGGCAAGGAGCAGCAATCCAGGAACATAGGGATTACTGGCTAAAGGATGAGCCATATCACATTAGGTACGGTATATGTATATACTATAATGATGAGTACGCAGGTGGAGAGCTAGAGTATTCTGAGTTAGGTATTGTCCATAAACCTAAAGCCAGGTCATTGGTTATGCATGGTGGTAATATATTACATAAAAATTTGCCTGTTACTGATGACTTACCACGATATTTTTCAACATGCTTTGTAAGAGGATCAAAAGATAGTCCAGTTCTTTTAAATAAAGAACTCTTTAGCGAAATAGAGGAACATGATGGATCCACGTATAGATAAAATAAATAAAATGACTAGACCAGAACTTGAAGTTCATATGAGGGAAAAAGGTAATGCGATGCGAGCTTCAGACTCATTTGCTTTAGATATCCTAGAATATAAGAAAAATGGATACTATGTAGAAATGGGATCAGCAGGTCCTATTAGTGGAAATACTACTTATAAGATGGAAACTGAGTATGATTGGACTGGAGTTGGTTTTGATCTAGACGAAAGAAATGTTGAAGATTACAATACCGTTCGAAAAAACCCTTGTTTGCTACAAGATGCTACAAAATTTGATTACTTAAAGTATTTTGAAGAAAATAACTTTCCAAAACAAATAGATTACCTTCAAATTGACATTGAATCCCCTATGGATAAAGGTGGAAGACCTATTGCTCCTATTGGAACACCATTGAATGGTTTAATTGCCCTGCCATTATCCAGATATCGATTTACCGTGATTTCTTTCGAACATGAGTATATTATCAATTATAAGAATGCCTCACTGCGTGATGCTCAAAGAGAGATTTTAAATAACCTTGGATATTCTTTAGTTGCCAAGCTAGGCCATGAAGACTGGTGGGTTGATTCGACTGTTATTCCATATGAGATCTATAAGTATTATGGAAGATACGAAGCACCTTAAAACCTTATTTATTATGGTCTGATTCGGATTTACAGCTACATCCATTACAACAAAAATCTGAAAATATTTTCATAGCCAGAGATTCGTATTGTGGTTCTGGTTTATCCCAGGAATTTTCAAGATTTTCTAAGATTGCCATTTAATTACTTCTTAGCAAGGTTGGCTGCATCTATTGCAGCGTTAGCTTCATCTTCAAGATCATTGGCAATGTCCAAAGCCGTGTAATGGTCTTTGTTCATATATTTACTCAGCAGGTTTTGATTGATGTGGGGTTGTACATGTGCATGCTGCACAACAGTTATCCCCAGTATATGTATCTTCAGTCATAGATCCATTGTAGCACAATTCTGAATAAAATTTTGAAAAACCAAATTAGCTAAAATCTGAATATTTTCTATTTGTGTATGATACAGATTTAAAAAAACCTAAACACTAAAAAATAGTGAGCACGTTTTAAATTTCTTTAGCCTTGCCATGAATCCAGCCTGAGTGAATACCTGCGAGAGGTGCGTCTATATTTACAGCCGTGCCAATTGGTAACACTTCTGCGTATTTGTCAATAAATTCAATAAGGTTTTCTTTTGTTGTGAATCCCATAATTTTTGTGCCACCCGTGACACTGGTCAATGTTGCGTTTATCATTTATTTTTCTCCAATACACTAATAATAATTTGTAGATCTTTTTCTGTGAGTAGCACTGAGGCTGCTCCCCATAGTACAGCGTACTTATCTGTACCGTAATTTTCTTTAGCCAAATTAACGGCATTTTCTCTTAGTTCATGCTTATTCATTTAGTTACCCCCGTTAATAAAGCATAGTGCGATAGCGATACCTACGCCAATGAAGGCTCCTACTGGTGCCATGAAGTCTGCGCTTTCGTCGATCCAGTCAATAAGTGCTGTAAATGGGTTCATTTTCTGTCCTTTGTTAGTTTGTATAATGGAAGTATAGCAGGGGGTACTGACATTTTGACCCCTTTTGGGGGTGTGTCGGGAAACTATTTTTGTGAGTTAGCCCACAGTTCCTTACACTTATCAGGGTTAGCCCAGTGAGCCTGTCCTGCGTGATATAGGGCAGGTGCTAGGACAACCTGTCCGCATGGGCAAAGGTTCATTAGACCTTTAGGGTAATCGCTTACAGTAGCGAACTTAGTGAAAATACTCATTGGTATTCTCCTTTCTTTAGCGGATTTCTTTACCGCTTGTTTTTCTTTATACTGTAATTATAGCAGGGGGTACTGACATTTTGGCATGTATTTCGGGCGTGTCGCAAAACTATTTTTGTGATATACACCACAGCCCGACGCCACGAATTTTGTCAAGCCGACACACCGATAAAATTACTATTGTTATGTAATTGTTATAATTCTCCAGATCTTTGTGATATTCCTCACATGTGTTCTATGTCACAATGTCCGAATTGTTCTTATTGTACCCCTGAAAATGTCAGACCCCTATGTTAAACTTACAGTATAAAGAAAATTAAATAAGGGTAAGTGAGCCTAGCAAATAATCCCGAAAGGGTGAGCCTAGCAAATAAATTACCTAAATTTACCTAAACGAAAGGGGTTCTAATGAACTCAACTTATATAGACCAAAATCAATTCTACTTAATCTTAGATGAAATGCGTTTCTGCTGTGGCGAAAGCCAATTTAAGTATGTCTGTAAGGCTCATGGAGAGGCTCAAGGTTGCTACTTTTGTGAGTTTGATTACTCTCAGCCTTGTGAGTGTGACCAGTAACACATCGGACACTATGCCCAAATGGGCAAAAATGTCAGACCCTAATGCTAAAATTGCTATATAACGAAAACGAAAGGTGGTCAAAAATGACTATACTAAAAACACAAGAGGTTATAGATAATGCCCTATTATCCGTATTAGAGCCTCACTTATACGGCAGAGCCTCTACCGCACTTATCCCATGCTCTAATTGCGAGGATAATTATTTAGAGGTATTTGCTAAAGATAAAAAGTTCACTAAGTTCACATGTCAGGAGTGTAAATAATGAGTATCCACGATAAAAGAGATTTGGCTTATGCCTTAGCAAAAGAGGCTCATGGCGTACTCGCACACGCAGCCCTATGGGGTAGCGCAAGCGTATTGCTTACCGAAAAAGATTTAGATGTCATAATTAAAGTAATGGAGAAAAAATAATGATAACACTTACACTAACCTCATATAACGGCAACACTAAGAAAATGCCTTTCTATTCTAAGCAACAGGTGCTTGATTTTCTTTCTGTTCTACCTTCACGCCTTAACAAAAACACATCTCTAAAAGTAGAGTGTGACATATTGTCAATTAACGGAACTATTAGAGGAGATAAATAATGTTAGATTTTGATGTCGCTTTTGAAATTAAAACATGGTTTGATGAAATGCTTGACGAATCATATCCAGTTTTTGAAATTGGTAACTTATCTTTTTCTGCCTCACAGATTTTGCGAGAGTGTGACCCTGTTGCTTATCGCCAATCGCTTTTAGATTTTGAAGATGCGATTTTAGAAAATGAAAAAGAAGAACATTTTACTGAATTGTTAGGGAGATAAAATGAATAAAAATAATTTAAACTATGATATTTTTGGTTTTGCTAACGTAATTAATATTGATCATTTAACAGATGAACAAATTTTAGAATTAGAAAATTTATTTAAAGAATATGGAGAATAAAAAAATGGATCTAACTTTTTTCACTGACGGCAGAGCTTTATTTTTCTTAACTTTATTTTTTGCTTTTCGTTTTCTTTATTTAATTTCT